GGGAGAAGAGGCGGGGAGTTGCTGCTATTCCGACCGGCTACGGGTCTGGGGATTTCACCCACAGCGCAGCGCTCGGATCGGTGCAGGGCTTTCCCGTTCTGCCTGTTTGGATGATCGGGTGCACGTAGACGCTCGATCGCTCTCGCGGGCTTGTGCGGCAAAAAGCGTTACAGCGGCAGTAGCTCGCCGTGCTGGTAAACGTTGCCAGTCATCGTGATGTACCGGCCAACTGAGTAGCGTTCGACGGATAAGCCGCCGATGCTTTGGCGCCGGCCGCCTTGTTCTTTCTGCAGTCCCCAGACGTGCAGGCCGTCACCTGAGGGCGACACTTCGATGTAGTGGCCCGGGTAGTCGCGCAGGAACGCACGCGCTTCTGCTGTGGGGCGTCCGGCGACCAGGCAATGGTCGAGGTCGATGCAGCCGATGCCATCACCGAGGACGAAACCGAGACCAAGTCCAAGCGTTGATGCGGACGCGTCCTGGTACGAGCTCCACGTGTTCGCGTTCGTAGAGCTTGCGTTGTCGCCAGTGAGCTGCAGCGGCACCTTGTCTAGCCGACCCTTGCGCATGATTTCATGCCAGCGAATCCAACGGTCACGCTCTCGGAGCGCAGACGGGAACGCCGGCGCAGTCTTAGCGGCTCGGTGCGCATACACGCGGTGCTGACTCGAGCAGAACCGGGCTTGCGCGTTCTTGCTGACGATGCTTTTCCCGCACCACTCACAGGTTCTCATCTACCCATTGTAACGCTTTCTGCCTTGTATTTACAGGCTTCCACCCGAAACGGGCGGGAGTCATTCACCCGAAACGGGGGCCGCTATGACCGCGAACCAGAAACTCGACACGATGACGATTTACATCGTTGCCGACGATGCCGAAGAAGCGGTCGCGCTGGCGATTGACGAGTTCAAATCAGCTGCGCTCACAAAGAGTCACGTTGGTTTCGCGATGCCGAAGGTCATTCACGAGGACATCAGACTCCACAATGGCAAGTGGATGCACGGTTTCGAGTTCTCTACGGAGTTCATTCCCGGAGCTGAATAGTGGCCGGCCGCGGGCCTGCGCCGAAAGATCCATCTCGGCGGGCACGAACCAACAAAGAAGTCGCACAGCTGCGCGTTCTGACCATCACCCCAGATAGTCAACCTCCACTTCCAGAGCGGATGAAGACCTGGACTGTCGATGGCGAGACTGTGACCAAAGAGGTCAGATGGCCGGTCGGAACCGAGCAGTGGTGGCAGATGTGGGCTCGTTCGCCGCTTGCCAACGACTTCACTGAAACGGACTGGTCAGAGCTTTTGATCGCGGCGTTCCTTCATGCCGAGTTCATGGAGGGCAACTACAAGCTCGCCGGTGAGTTACGTCTTCGCACAGCAAAGTTTGGGGCTACCCCAGAGGATCGTATGCGTCTGCGCATCACATTCGCGCAGGCAGTTGAAGCGGGAGACAAGCTCGAGCGCAGAGTGCAGTCGTCGCGTGATCGATTCCGTGGGATCACGGTCTCTGACGAGATGGAAGCCTGATGCCGTGGAAGCCTGCTGACGGTGATCTGTTCCCGTCGCTCGGATGGCATGTCGCTGACCAGATGGCTGAGTTTCTGGCGGCACCGGGTAAGCCGGACTATGAGCCGTTCGAGGTAACGCGCGAGCAGCTCGAGTTCTTGGTGCGCTTGTACGAGCTGGATCCGTCGACAGGTCGAAGGGTCAAGCACCGTTGTGTGCTGCAGCGGCCTCGTGGTTGGGGGAAGTCTCCTTTCCTTGCAGCGATCGGTATCGCTGAGGGACTCTTCGAGGTTGTCTTCGATGGGTGGGATGCTTTCGGGCAGCCGGTCGCGAAGCCGTGGAGAGATATTCTTACGCCGCGCGTGATCGTTACGGCGGTCAGCGAAGACCAGGCGATGAACACGTGGGCGCCGCTGCTAGAGATGTTGCGCGAGGGTCCGGCTATCGACGAGTTCGACATCGAACCGCTTGAGTCATTTGTGAATTTGCCGAAGGGCAAGATTGAGATGCGCACGTCGAGTGCGCGCACAGTCAAGGGCATCCCGGGTCAGGTTGCCGCGATCATGGACCAGACCGAGGAATGGGTCAAGTCCAACGGCGGTATCGCGCTCGCGCAGAACTTGCGTAACAACGCGACGAAAACGAACGGTCTCACGCTTGAATCTCCGAACGCGTTCACTCCTGGTGAGCGTTCTGTTGCTGAGTCGTCAGAGAAGTTCTGGCAGAACATCAAGTCGGGCAAGTACAAGAACCTCGAGAAGATCCGCTCGCTGCTGTACGACCACCGCGAAGCGCCGGCAGTCACTGACATTGCTAGCTATGAGTCGCTGGTTGAGGGGCTTCGGTTTGCCTATGGTGACAGTTCGGATCATGCCGATGGTTGTGTGATTCACACGCCACCGTGTGCACCGGGGTGGGCGCCGATCGAGCGTACTGCGTTGGATTTCTTCGACACGTCGAATGATCCGCAGAAGATGCGTGCGGACTTCCTGAATCAGATCACTCATGCGACGAATGCGTTTGTGTCTCAGCCGGAGCTCCGTGCGATCGTTGATGGTGAGAAAGTGATCTCTAAGTCTGAACCGATCACTCTTGGCTTTGACGGTTCTGAGGGCCGCAAGGATTCTCACATTGCGGACTCTACGGTCCTGATTGGTTTCTCGATCGCGCAGCAACACTTCTTCAAGATCGGTGTCTGGGAACAGCCAGATGGTCCTGCTGGTGAAGGGTGGCGACCGCCGGTTCTTGAGGTTGAGGCTGCCGTCGCTGACACGTTCCGAAAGTTCAACGTCGTGGGTATGTATGCCGACCCCTCGGCTGGTTGGGCTGGACAGGTCAAGACGTGGGAGGCCGACCATATCAAGGAGCTGAAGGTGAAGCTCTCGGCGCAGGAGCCGATGAAGTGGCGCCAGAAGGATGTATCGCGCACGTGTGATGCGTTCGCCAATCTTCACTCAGCGATCGTTGCCGGTGACGTCACTTACGACGGATCGAAAGAACTTACCGCGCACCTCTTGAACGCTCGACGCGATCCGCGCCGAAGCGGGTATGTGCTCATCAAGCCTGATGACGACCAGGACTATTCAAAGGTCGACGCAGCGTGGGGCATGGCCTTCGCTCACGCGGCCGGCGTCGATGGCGCCGCATTGAAGAACAAAACGAAAAGCACCGCACCGCGGCGCATCCGCTAAACACTCGAAGGGGGTGTGTATGCCTACCACGCCCGAAGAATGGTTGCCGCTGTTGACGAAGAAGCTAGATGATCGTCAGCCTCGGATCGCGACCAATCGGCGTTACTCGAGGGGGGATGCGCCGCTGCCCGAGATGAGTCGGAATCTGCGTGCCTCGTGGGAAGCGTTCCAGAAGAAGTCCCGCACGGATATGGCCGGGACTTTGTGCGAGTCCATGGCTGGACGTATTGTGCCGCGCGCTGTCATCGTTGGCGAGAAAGAGAACGACGAAGTAAAAGCTGCTCGCAAGGTGTGGCGTAATAACCGGCTTGACGTCGTGTTCGGGGAAGCAATTTATAACGCTCTCTCGGTCAGCATTGGCTACATCATTCTTGGCACCCGCAATGGTCAGCCGATTATCACCTCTGAAGAACCAGAGATGGTCATCACTCAACCAGATCCCGCACAGCCGTGGCGCGCGATCGCGGCGTTGAAGGCGTGGCGAGATTCAGATGCGGAAAAGGATTACGCCATTGTGTGGGCGAACGGTTTGAAGCAGTGGTTTGACCGCAGCTTGAGGACGCCCGAGGGTGGCATTCGTGGTGAGTCGGCTGGTGGGTGGAGCGTTCTTGCCGATCGTCTGGAGACTTACTCTGGCGAGCTTCCCGTGTATGCGGTCGAGAATGAGCATGGTGTAGCGGAGTTCGAGCCCCACATCGATGTCATTGATCGCATCAACTTGGGCAAGTTGCAGCGCCTGGTCGTTACCGCAATGCAGGCGTACAAGCAGCGCATGCTTGAGGGTGGTCTTCCGAAGATCGATAACGAAGGCCACGCCATCAACTACGACTCCATGTTTGAAGCGGCACCGGGTGCGCTGTGGGATCTTCCTGAAGGCGTGAAAGTTGTTGAGCTCAGCGGTGAAGACATTCGTCCACTGCTAGAGGGCGAGAAGACCGACCTCCGAGACTTCGCGATGGTCACGCGCACACCCATTGACGTGTTCATCCCTGACAACCAGTCAGCGACGGGCGCTGAGAACAGCCAAAAGGGTGAGATCCAAAAGGCAAAGAAACGCATTGCGCGATTCGGATCACCGATGGAAGCCGCGATCCTCGGCGCCCTCCGCGTCCTCGGGCTAGACACTGAAGAAACAGTCCATGTGCAGTTCGAAAAGCCAGAGCACGTCGGCCTCAGCGAAAAGATGGCCGCCGCTGCACAGGCACGCACCGCCGGCAAGTCTCTGCGATGGATCGACAAACACATCATGGGCATGACACCGGAAGAAATCGCACAGGAAGAATCCGACCTCGCAGAAGAGCAACTCGCAGCAGCAACACTCTTAGGCGTCGCCGCACAAACCCCAATCACGCAGAACGAACCACAGACTCCCACGATCGACGTCGAAGCACTCAAGGCGAAATCGGATGCAATGGGTGTCCTGATCCGTTCGGGTGCAACCCCAGAGTCCGCAGCGAACGAAGTTGGCCTCACCAACATCCGCTTCTCAGGAGCAGTTCCTGTCACACTCCGCGTCCCCGAAGCAAAGGCTTCCTCGCTTGAGGATAAGTAGTGGCAACCCTCAACCCTGAGCAAGTCATCCTCGGCTACAACAACGCAGTATTCGAAGTGCGCTCGCGGGTTGAGAACTATGCCCGCGTTGCCTGGTCGAGTGCAGGCTCGTGGCGTGAATCCGATGTTGACCGGTTAGTGGCTCAGATCGTGCCGAAGGTGCAGGCGGGGCAGATCCGTACCGCGCAGCTCACGGCGGTGTATCTGGCGTCGTTGCAGTCGGTTCGTACAGGAACTCAGGTTGCTGCGGTTGCGGTCGATCGCGAGTTGGTGGTGGCCGCGCGCGGTGTCGCCGCCGAGACGGTGTACCGCCGGCCAGCAGCGACGATGTACGCGAGCTTGTCAAAGGGCGCGTCATTGACGACTGCGGTTGGGCATGGGCTGAACCGTTTGCAGTCGCTCGTGGCGACCGATCAGCAGTTGGCGAAGACAGCGCAGGCTCGGCAGTCGCTTGGCCGCGGCGGTTTCCAATACATGAGCCGCACGCTGACCGGCCGCGAGAACTGTGCACTCTGTGCGATCGCGTCGTCGCAACGATACCGCGTGCAGGATCTACTTCCGATTCATCCCGGTTGTGACTGCGGTGTCGATGTCTTCTCCTCCAACGTCGATCCCGGCCAGGTGCTCGAACCAGAACGGCTCGAACTTATTCACACCGCGATCGAGGGCGAGTTCGGAAACACCGACCGCGGCGCACGTTACCTCGACGGCCGCAATGATCGCTCCGACTACTTAGATCTCATCGTTACGCAACAACACGGTGAATTAGGGCCAGTGCTCACTTGGCGCGACCAGCACTTCACCTCCCGCGCGGATCTACCCGCTTACGACTCCGCGCCATAACAGCTTCCCGCACACGCGGGCAGAGCCTTCCGAAACGGACGGCTATTCACAAACTCCGAAACGGGGAAACCATGCCGAAGACGGCTGAAGAAATCGCTGCTGAAGAAGCCGAAAAGGCAAAGAAGCAGCAAACAATCGAGGAGCAACTGGCCGCCGCAATCGCGGATGCCGAGAAGTGGAAAGCTCTCTCACGCAAGAACGAGGAACGCGCTGACGAGAACTTCGACAAGGCGAAACGCTTTGACGAGCTCGAAGAGCAGAACCGCACCGAGCTGGAAAAAATTACAGCTCGCGCGGAGGCGGCCGAGAAGATCATCGCAGACCAGAAGGCTGCGACCGATCGCGACAAACTGCGTGACGACATTGCGAAAGAGAAGAAGTTCGAGGAACGAAAAGTTCCCGCTACGGCTCTTCGCGGTTCCACTCGTGAAGAACTCGAGGCTCATGCCGACGAGCTTCTTGCATTGCTCCCGGCACCGGCTCCGGCTCCGTCTGCGGACGGGCAAGGCAAAGCCGGCGAAAAGATCGGCGAAGGCGAAATGTCTGCCGATGAGATCGCTGACGCTGCCACCAAACGG